TGGAACGCCGTCAAAAGGGGAATCACCATCCATATGTAGACTCCGACGGAATATCTCACAAAGCTACGAAACGAGAACATCGTTCCATGACATCAACTGAAGCTAAGTATTTCCTACATGCTGCCCATGAAGTATCTAGAACCGCTGGAGTTGCTGGTCTTATGTTGGACGACAGGTGTCTCGCTGTTCCTGTTGACGGAGGGGGAGATTTCTTCAGGGACGTTCCAAAGACTGACAACGCTATGTTACACTGCCAAGGCGACTTCGTTAGGAGAGTTCGCAAGCTGTCTAATGACCTCGCGTCCCGTGCTAGTATTGGTCCTGATCTCATCGGTCCTATTATCTCTGGAACGTGTAAGAAGAGCTACTTCGGTAACCAGGCCGTCTACGGGCTCGCTCAAAGGATCCTATCAGGCACCAGTGGCCTCCACATCCCCCCCAGCGCCTCCTTCAAACACGCCGAAAGAGAGGAGGGTCACATCCTCAGCGCCCTCTGTGAAGCCAGTCAACTTAACCCGCATCATGTCGCTGAACATCTCCGCCTTGCGAAGGGAACCCGGAACAACCATGCTGCAGAATTCGCGTCAGACTACATCAAAGAGATCTATGCGAAGGGATCAGGCAGAGCAGCGAGAAAGGCGCAAGGAAAGGTCAAGCGTACTCTCCGGCACAGGACGGTCAGGAACCACCTCAATTCAAGCGCTACGAAGGACGAGGCTCTCAAAGGACGGTTTGAATGTCTTGGGGAAGAAACGTGCCTCGCAGAGATCGGCAACAGACTCCTTGCGCAAGTCCGAACGGAGGGTTCCGCCGCGAAGGACGTTGAGGACTGTAGCTCCTACTCCCGTACGTACGTTGCAGGCAATGCCCTCTATTGGGTATGCAGGGCTCGTAAAGATGAATTCGACCCAACGCAGAGTAGAAAAGGACGCAGAACAGTCGGAACCGGAGCCGAAAAAGAGGAATACGAGCAGGCCGAATTCGCCCTTGGAGAAATCTCTGAGCGATTCGTTGAATTCCCAGGTTACCAGCGACGACGAGCAGACGACGAGCGGGTCGGACGACACGGAGCTGGGGGAGGAGGCACTCTTCGGGAACGTCGTAAGTTACGATTACTAAAGCAGGGTGGTAATCGATTGGGTAGAGGGAGACGGAACAATGCTGCCATGAATCAAAGGAGGGACGGCGGTCTGCTAAGCAGGAGCCATACTGTTCATGGTGAGTGTTTCGTATTGTTCGAACGAGATAGGACAGATCTAGTGTATATCTTGGATGCTGTAGATCAGACGCTTACCCACATACGGTTCAAGATTTTGGAGATCATTGACGATAGGGTGAGGGATGTCTACGCGTCCGTTATGAGCAAGGTCCTGGACTGTGTGGACAGGTTGTTTACCCTTGCCAAGACTGACGTGTTCATTGCTAACAACATTGGAACCTTCTTCGATCAAATAGTGTGGATGTCGTTAGCAAGTTTGGCTGGAAGCAAGTATCGACCCCATGAAGACCTTATGAAAGAGAAGGCAAGGAAGAAACTGGGAAGCTATGCCAAGGATGCTATCAGGATCTTGGGTGAACTAAACCGGTTGCCTGTTGATCTTAGGGTGGACCTGTATGGATTGAATAAGCTGAGTCTGTACCCCCAGGTATGCGCCTATGGAGTCGTCAAAGGTCAGTTAGAGAAGCATCAGGAACCCTGGGACTGTAAGTTCGACAGTGGAAGTGAAGAGGACAATGAGAGGGAGCGGTGTAGGAAGGAGATGTTTGTCTATATGCGATACCTGTATTGTAGGATACACTTTAACGCTCATGGGTACTTCCCCGGGAAGGTTAAAGAGGACGCTGAAGACAAACCTTGGCACTCTAGTTACAAGGAACGAGGTATCCCGAACACTGACTGGAGAGAGGTAATTGATGTGGACTTACGGAAGACCTTACCTAGTAATGTTCCCGACTTTGACACTTACCTCAGTCTCGCGGATAGCGCGTGCGCTCCTTCATCTAAGACTGCTTATAAGAGTATGGGTGACTACAGGAACGCGCCTACGTACGAAAAGCGGAAGCTTCTCTATTTCATGCAGAATACGGCAATCCCGGACGTAAGAGAGGCCCACCGGAAGTTCTGCGAAGCAGGTGAAGCGATGGAATTCGATCAGATAGCGAAGATCGATGTAGGTGTTGACTTCTGTACCGACGTCTCCACTGGAACCAGGTTTGAGAGGCAGAAGCCAGCTAGCCGTCCTTTCTACCAGGTTAGTGCTCCGTTCGGGTGCCTCGTTTCCAATCTAGAGCTGATTGTTAGGTACTTCCTACAGAAGGTTCCGCAGAGCCTCATGTCCATGTCTCTGAAGGATCGTGGAGAGTCGTGCATGCTTATCAATAGAG